CAATCAATCAAATATCTCGATCCCGATGGTGATGAACAGACGGTTGATAGCGCTGATTATCAACTGGACATACACAGCAAGCCGGGCCGGGTAGCGCCCTCCGCAACCGCGCGATCCTGGCCGAGCGATGTTAGCCGCGATCATTTGAACCCTGTCACGATCTCATACACCGCCGGCTATGGCACAAAGGCCAGCCAGGTGCCCGCAACGGTACGCCATGCGATTGGTATGTATGTGGCGCACTTTATGGAAAACCGCGAGGAAACAATTGGGGCTCTACCGTTGCACCGGGTTCAGCCTGGCGCCTGGGCGTTGGTATCATCGTTGCGGGTTCGGCACTTCTAAGGGGGCACCGCCATGCGGGCCGGTAAACTTCGGGAAAGCATTGTTATCCAAAGCGCTACCGAAACGCGCAACAGCCACAAAGATATAATTCCAGCCTGGGCAACCTTCCACGCAACGCGCGCAGCCGTGCGCACCATCAAATCAAACCAGCAAGAAACCGATGCGGCGATCACCGGTGAAGATCATTTCGAGATCACGCTGCGGTTTATTGCCGGCGTAACGAAGGCAATGCGCATATCGTGGACACCGTTTGATAACCCGGCCGATGCGATGCTGCTCGACATTACCGGCATCGATTACGGCCAGCGCAGGAAGGGGAAATTGATATTGATGGCCAAGCGCAGAGATTTGGAATGATCGACATTGATGTGCAAATCAGTCCAGAACATTCAACGGCCGTGCGGCGCCTGGGCAACCTGGCCGATGAGTTCAAAGATAAGGCCGTGCGCGCCGGGCTGGACGCCGCCAGCAAACCGATACTTGATAAGATGAAAAGCGAGGTACCAGTTAAAACCGGATTAACCCGCAAATCGGTTGGCCGCAGCAAGCTATCAAAGAATCAGGCTGACCGCCTGGGCGTGCCAGGTGGTGCCAACATGCGGCCAGGTGATGCAGCGGTGTTGATCGGGCCAAACAAGCGGGTTGAAGGAAAGCGCCGGCTGCGAATCTTCAATTTGCTGGATCAGGGCACCGACCCGCACACGATTGCGCCACGGCGTCAGCGGTTATTGAAATTCGTGCGCGCCACGTTGCATATCCGTGGCCGTGGGTTTGCAAAGAAAGTCGATCATCCTGGCATCAATGCCCGCAACATATTGGCCGATTCGCTAGACGCCGGCCGCATTGGTTTTGGTGATCGATTCAACGCCGGTGTTGAAAAGCACCTGGCCAAAAAGGGTTTGTAAGTGACTGACATAACCGCCATTGCCGCGCAACTGAATGCAGAGAAAACCCTGATTAGCCAGGTATTAACGCTGACGCCTGGCGGGTTCGATCTGCCGGCGCTTACTGCTATCGAGCTGGGCGGGTTGCTGGATGATATTTACGGTGCTCAGACTTACATGGTGCGGCTGCCGGAAAACGCCACGCATCCATCGGCCGTTTACACGCTAACCGGCGTCGATAGTTTCGAGTTCGATGGCTTCCGGATTACCCAAACCGATATATACCGCATCACCGCCAGGGCCAGCACCTATGCCACGCTGGATGCCAACATACGTTCGATTATCACCACGCTGCGAAGCAGCGCGTACAGCGCCGAGCCGTTTGATATGGCGACCCGGTACGATGATGAACAGCGGGTTTTCGTTGCCGATATTGATGTGGAGTTCACTTACATCAACGATGGCGGTGGCGGCCCGGCCGGCAACAATGCTGCCGAGCTGCCGGTGGCGCTGGTTTACCCCATTGGCCGGTCGGCGCAGGATTCGCAGGCCGATAACCTGATAAAACAGATCGTCACCGACAACTATGGAATCATATTGGTCACGGCCGACAGCAATGTGCCGGCGCTAATGGCCGAGGTTAGTGCGGCGCTGTTGGGGTTCAGCCAAGGCGGGGCGTATTTTGACATGCAGTATCAAAACGGTTCTAATTTGGGCGGTGTAGCGGATATGGAATTGTGGCGTGAAGTGTACGCCGATCAGCACGCCATCACGGAGGCTTGATAATGCGCGGTTCACGATACAAAGACCAAAACGGCAACATGATTTCCAAAGAAGAATTCGATGCCATCAAACAGGCCGGCGATCAGCCGCAGCCAAATCAAATTCCAAACGGTAAACCAGAACCGACGCCAGAAGATACCGGCGCCGATCAATCAATCAACGCGGAGGATTAAACCGTGGGAGACTTACATTGGCGGCGCAAGATTGTCGCACTGAAAATTGAAAGCACTTACGGCACCGATCCAACCGTGGCGGCCACCGACGCGATGCTATCGAGCAACATGCGCGTGCGGCCCTATGTTGGCCCAACAGCCGAGCGTGATTACGACCGAACTTATTTGGGCGCCAGGCAGCAGGTAAACACCGCACCGCATTCAGAATGCGCGTTTGATGTTGAGCTGGCCGGCAGCGGATCCGCAGTTGATGACCCGCCGGCGTGGGGCGAAGCGTTGCGGGCGTGTGGGTTTAACCAGACCATTGGGGCGGCGACAGATGTGGCCTATACCCCGGTGGCCGGCGATGCGTCCGATGAATTCGAATCGGCCTATCTGGAAACATCGATTGACGGCGGTTTTGAACAGCCGATGCCAGGCAGCCGTGGCAACGTGCAGTTCGTATTGACGCCAGGCGATTTCCCGAAGATGCGTTATGATTTTTGGGGCAAGTACAGTGCGCCGATCAATGCGGCATTGCCGGCCGCCGATACTACCGACTACGCCGACGCCATTCCGGTAACTGATACCAACACGCCAACATGTACATTGGATGGCGTTGGTGTGGTGCTGCACGCGCTGAACTTGAATATTGGTAATGTGCTGGCCAGCCGGGATTTGCCGAATATCGTCGAACAGATCATTATTGCTGACAGAGTTCCCAGCGGTACGATCACGTTTGAATTGCCCGATATTACGACCAAAGATTGGTTCATTGAGGCGCGTTCGGATGATGGCGTGGTTACATCGGTTCTCAACATCGTGCACGGCACCGTGGCGTTTAATATCGTCACGTTGAATTGCCCGGTGGTGCAACTGACCAACCCGCAGTTTGGCGAGGCCGATGGGATTACAACCCTGCAATTTGATCTCATCATACTGCCAAGTTCCGGCAACGATGAGATAAGCATCACAACGACCTGAGATACCCGGCAAGGCATCGCGGTCGTGTGATACGCGCCGCCAGTGGTTTTCTTACCGTTTGCACTGGCGGCGCACCTACATCAAAACGGTGAAAAGGAAAAACGGTAAATGCTAAATCTACGAGGCGTCAAAGGCGAGATTGAAATCAAGTGCGTGGCGCAACTGGAGCAAGGGCTTAACAAAACGATACCTATTGAATTCGTTTGCACATGGAAAAAGCTGGAAGTTGAAGAAGCCACCGAGGCGCTTGATCGGATCAGAACCCGCGAGATACCTGATAGGGAAATTGCCCGGCTGTTTTTGCTGAACATCAAAGGGCTGCGCGATGCTGACACCAACGATGAATTTGAATATGACGATGCCCTGGTTGATGAGCTTTACAAGCACCGCGAATACAAGCGGGCAATAATCGATTCGTTCTTCTTGGCCACCACCGGCAGGAAAACGGCACTGGAAAAAAACTTATAGAGGCGGGCTATCGCACTGGCCGCGATCTGAAAAACAGATCAGCCGGCCCGCCGGAAGAACCTGATAATGGACTGGATTTGGACGAAGCAAGATACCCGCACCTCGTTGCGCAAGCGCGCGAGATGCCTATGCGGCCGGGCGATATTGATAGCACCGAAGAATTTGTTATCGATCATGACAATTGGCCGGCGTGGGAAATCTTCCAAGAATGCCGAACGCAATGGATTATCGGGATCAACGGCCTGGCCGGCCTCAATTATGTGGCGCTTGAATTGGTGATGGGCTGGTGCGGCATTACTGGTGCGAAGGAACAGGGCGATATGTGGCGCAAGGTTCGATTGATTGAACGTGGAATGTTGGCCGGGTTACGTGGTGTGAAATGGGAGGTTCTTTTCGATGGCACGAAACATAAAGACCGGAGTCTTGGTAACGGCTGACGCCAGCGGCGCCGTTAAGGCGTTAAACCTCACCGAAGAAAAGCTCGATCAACTAAACGCCACCACCAAAAAAACAGGCAACCAAACCCGCAAGCTGAAGAAAGAAACCGGCGAAACATCTGGCCAAATGGTTTCTCTATCGCAAGCGGCGGCCCTGGCTGGCACCGCCCTGGCCGCTATGGGTATCAACAGCCTGGTTGACGATTTCATCGAGGTAAACACCGAAACCGATAAGCTACGCGGCAGCCTGGTAACTGTTACTGGTGACGCTACGTTGGCCGCGCAGGCGTTCGGGGCCATCGAGGAATTTGCCAAAACAACGCCGTTCACGCTTAACCAATCGGTTGAAGCGTTTATCAAGATGAAAAATCTTGGCCTGCAACCAACAGAGGAAGCGCTTACATCATTCGGCAACACCGCCGCCGCGCAGGGCAAACAGTTATCCGATTTTATCGAGGCGGTTGCCGATGCCAGCACCAACGAGTTTGAGCGCCTGAAAGAGTTTGGTATCAAGAGCCAACAGCAAGGCGACCAAGTTACTTTCACGTTTCAAGGCGTGGAAACCACCATTGAGAAATCCTCAGAAAACATCGTCCAGTATTTGCAAAACGTTGGCGACGTGGCTTTTGCCGGCGCTATGTCTGAGCAAATGCAACGGCTGCCGGGGCTGTTCGCCAATCTTGAAGACGCGGCCGATAACGTATTCCGCACGTTCGGCGATGCCGGCGCCACGTTTATAGCGCAGGATATTCTTGGCAGCATGATTGCGGATACAAACGATCTAGCCGAAACCACCGACGAAGCCTTTGAATTTATGGTTGCTGCCGTTGGGCACTTTGCCAATGCGTTGCAGGGCTTGGAGATCATTACCAAATCGGTGGTGAACTTTACCCGGTTCATGGCAATACAAGAACTGAAAGCAATCGATTGGCTGGTTGAACAGGCCATTGAATTAATCAATCTAATCCCTGGCGTGGACATTGATTACGATGGATCGACGCTGAACATTTTCATTGAATCGATGCAAAAAGACCTCGATGCCACGGCCGCCGAGATTACGGCATTGATGGAAACCGAATTGGCTTCTGACAATTGGGATGATTACGTGCGCACCGTGCGCAACCGGGTTGAAGATGCAAAGGCCGAAACCAAATCGCTGAATGAAACCCTTGAAGATATTAATAACACGATGAATATGGGCGAGGAAGGCGCCAACCGATTTGCCACCGGGTTAACGCTGTTGGAGAAAAAAGCATCCGA